TAGAACCTAAAGTAGAGCCAACTACACCAGTACCAAGACCAGCTAAAGTAGTACCAAGTCCAGCTCCACCAAGCAATGTGTTTCCTGCTACTAAACCGCCAGCAGTTGTTAAGCCTGTACCTAAACCACCAAGACCCGCTGCACCTGCCGCACCACCAAGACCACCAGCACCCGCAACTGTAAGTCCTGTTCCTAAAGAACCGCCTAAACCAGCCGCACCAGTTGCACCGCCAAGACCACCTGCGCCAGCAAGTGTAAGTCCTGTACCTGTACCCATTCCCGCAACAGCAGGAGCTACCCCACTTGTTACAGCAGGACTTAGTAAACCCGCTGTACCTGCCGCACTAGGAGTACCCGCACCAATAGCTAAATCTTGAGCAGTTAATTGGGCAATTTGAGCTGCTGTTAAGCCAGTAGAGCCAACAGTAGCATTAGCTAAAGCCGTATCAAAGGCTGGAATACCTGAAGCAACGCCCTCACCTAAGAAAGCACCATTTCCTATTGCAGGAGCACCAGCTGCACCCGCATTTAATAAGGTTGGCAATCCAAAGAGTACAGCCGCACCTAGTGCAAACTCTTTTAGACCACTTTTAACTTCTTGTTGAGTGCCAGTTTGCTCTACTTCACCAGTAGGTGTGTATTGGGTATACGATCCACCTGCCCTGTTATCAGTAGCTTTGTAGGTAATAACATTCTCAATACCACCAACTTGCTGATCTTCACCAGAGCCAGTAGTTTGATATACGGGCTGAACAACAGTATCGCCAAGGGTAACAGTCTGTCCATTAGGAATAACAGCGGCAGCACGAGCCGCAACTTCACCCTCTTTTAGCCCAACAGCTTTAGCCATTTGAGCAGGTGAAACACCATATTGCTCCATAGCCGCAACAATGTCGGCATCACTCATGCCTGGATTAGCAAGCAAGAAATCTATAATTTGTCGACTTGTTATAGCCATGATGTTTTACTCCAATTCTTTCTAAACTTGTGCTTCAATACATTTTTGCATAGTTACAACTTAACCCATGCCAATTGTTCTTCATCCCAACGATAAAATTTACCTGCCTCAGTTGGTATTGGCGTTGGTGCTTCCCAATAACAAGATATTTCGTTTAGCAACCAACTTGCAAATGGTTTAGGCGGTATAAACGCATCACGGCTTGCATCGTATGTGTAACCAATACCTGCATAGTTTTTTCTGTATGGCGTACCACCGTTTGCATGAACGCCGCCATAAGTGTTGTAACTTGTGCGCTTGCAAGTTTGACCGCGAAATTTACCATAGTGTTGTTCCCAATCAATACCCTCTTCGCCCTCGTTTTTACCAACGATGACTTCGGTAACAATGTTGTTTGAATCTAAAAATGCGTAATGAGCCATGTTTATTCCTTATGCCCAAGAGACATTTCCAGTCCCCGCTGTAATAGTTGTAACTTTAAAACCGCCTGATGGTGACGCTGTAGAGCCTGTTAGACCAGCACCAATTGTTATTGAGTATCCATCAGGATATTTGAGAATTACAACGCCAGAGCCGCCAGCCGCGCCAGTGTTTCCACCACCGCCACCACCGCCAAGGTTTGCAGTACCTGCTGTCCCAGCATTACCAGAGCCACCTGCGCCACCACCGCCAGAACCACCTGCGCCAGCACTGTTAAGGCCAGCGCCACCACCACCCCCAGCATAGGTTACGCTTGAGCCAGAGATAGAAGATGCGGAACCCGCCCCTCCAGCGCCACCAGTACCAGCCGATGAATTGCCAGTTCCTCCTGATGCAGAGGCTCCACCACCACCGCCACCAGAACGCTCTCCAGAGCCAGTAATTATTCCGCCAGCATTTCCTTGACCTGATGTTCCAGTGCCAGCAACATTACTTGTAGAGCCGTTACCTACTCCACCACCAGAACCACCGTTTCCACCATCCTGAAATCCAGTGTTCCTTGAGCCACCATAGCCACCGCCAACTGCGGCGGTTACTACCATGCTAAAAGAAGAATTTGAACCTTGTGTGCCATAAGCGCCGTTACTGGCAGAACCAGAACCACCAGCACCAACTGTTACTGCGTAATTTGTTGCAGTTGCAAATGCAATGCCAGAGCCAGTCAACAGACCGCCAGCACCACCACCGCCAGCACCAAAACTAGAAATTGTATTACTACCACCGCCGCCGCCACCAGCAACAATCAGATAATCCAGTGTTTGAGGAATCCCAATTGCCAACATTAGTTTAGAGAAAGCAAACATTGGTCATCCTTATGGTGTGTAACCTTGGGCAATGCTTCCATACCAGTTTGTGCCATCAGCAACAAAAGTTAAAATGTCCATTTTTCCCGCCGTTGCTGTAATTGTTGGTGCGCCAGCCGTACCAAACTTAACACTCGTAAATGTTGCTGTTCCGTTTCCAGTTGTTGCTGGTGGCGGCGGCGGTGGTAGTAATACAATTTCTAGTTTTGGTGCTGGCGGTGGTGGTGCTGGCGGTCTGTTGACTGGCTCTGGCATTGCATTTGCAA